GTATTAGTATATTCTTTGCTTTGTAACTTCTTTTCTTTGTATGTGTGTTGATTCACCGCGTGCGGATTTACCGCGTCCCGTAAATTAACACACGGTGACGATGTACAATTTGGCTTAAGATAGAGCATGTATAGGTATTCTTTGAATCGGCCTTTTTCTCTTATTTCATGCCTAGACAGTAGGCCCAGCTCCATCAGGCTTTCCAAAAGGGAATAAGCTTTGTTTCGACCAATATTGAAATGGGCCATTATTTCTTTGTAATGGATTTTCCAATCATCGGGTTTTGAAGATAAATAAACATAGAGGCCCAATGCTTCGGCATTTGTAATACGTTGTATTGTAGAGTTAATTAAAACGGTCACGCCATTTGCCTCATTTTTAAATTGTCCGGTAAATTTTTCTATGCTCATCGTTTCAACTCCCTCTGTTTTCTGGCAACACCAAGCATGTGTTTCATAAGCTCTACTGTATACCAATAATATTCTTCTGGCTGTCCAGCAACATGCTTTCTGGCGTACAACATCAACAACTCATCCATCGTGTTTTCCTTGTTTGATTTATTTCAGGCGATAAAAATCCTTGCGTTTAAAACAATAGCATTAAAATGCTTGTGCGATAGGGAAATTATAGGTAAAATTTCGTGCATATTTGATCGCTCCTCATAAGCGGTTAAATTTTCAAAGCGCCATAGCGCAATTGGCTCAAAGGTACGCCAAATACCTTTGAGCCAACATCTTATTATAAATCAAATACTTGATCAATCTCCCGGCATTGCAGCAAGCGCTTTAACAAAATCAACCGGCAGCTGTTTGCTAACATACGTTTGCAACAAATATGCATTTAGAAATCCAGTTTTGACATCTTCATCAACACTAGAGCGCAAGTCTTTTTCTATTTTAGTCAGAACACGGCGTAAGTCTTTTATATGGGATTCGCCTGCGGTTACACAAGCTCTTCGGTAAGATGCGTCATTCATGCGGCACCTAACATACGGATAAAATCCTCAACGCCAATAAACGCAAATATCCCAACAAGAGTGCCACCTACTAACTTCAAAACATCTTTAATCATTTTCTAGCCTCTCCGAAACGCTCATCCATAATTTTTTATCTATAGGCATTCCAATCGTTTGACGCCCTAGGCACATGCTAATTTCACGGATAATGATTTGTTTGGTTTCTTGTAACAATTCCGCTGCGTGCTTAAGAATAAGCTCCGCTACTTCTTCGGATATTGCACCAATCCTGCCTATGGCATATCGAAATGAGCATAAAATTAATGTATTTAAATCATCCTTTGTCATTTATTTCTCCATTTATTTTGAAATCATGGCAATAATTCCCGCTTAAGAGCAATTATAGCATTGGCTAGCGTCCTATAGGCCAAAGAAGGCATGACGCAATTGAATTGACGGCCAGATGGATGCGCTAGAGTATTCTCAAGCTCATAAAATGCTTGGTCAAGTTCGCCTCTATTCTTGGCCCGCTTCCATTCAAGAAACTCCTTTTGTTCCTCTTCTGTCATTTAATCACCCTATATTGGTAAGGCTTACTCGCTCTGCTAATCGCCAGATATCCATGCTCTTCCAAAAGTCGCAGCGCTCTTGATATAGCATCATGGCCTAGCCCTAAAGTGCGCTCTAAGTCTCCAAGCGTTTCAGGATGCTTGTAATTATTCTTCATATAGCTATAGACAATCGATACGAATTTTGAGGACAAATTTGCTTCCTTCAAATCCCATCCCTCGGCCACGCACAACATATCTTCATCAGCCAAAATCTCATCCTCCTTTATAAGTAATCGTTCTATCTCAGCCTTAGTCAGCATCCGGCCCTCTCATATCATTAAAATCAAACTTGAGCGCCCCCTTGGTGTATTGCTGAATCTTGGCTTGCGCATCAGCCGGTATATACCCGATACGCTTCCAGTTTCGCGGAGTATCCATAGCAAAACCAACGTCTTTCGCAATTCGATAATAGCTTCCGAAATAATTTCTAACTTCTTCTAACTTCATGACTTTATTCTCCTGATAGATTAAACAATTTAGCATAGTGTGTTGACATAGTAAATATGATTTGCGATACTGTTTGTACGGCCATCCTGCCGCAGTATATAAACTTAAAGGTGAGATATGTTAAAAGAAGACGCGATTAAAGATAGTGCCACTACATTAAACCTGGTGAATTTTCAAATTGCTGAGTTATTGCGTATTAAAGAAGAATTAGAGGCGCGATTATGCGCGTTGCTAGAACACGGCGATGATGGAAGTCGCACGTATACCTGCGATAAATTTAAGATTACAGTGACCACTGGATATATTTATACACTGGATAAAAATGAATATATGACAATTGGCAATCAAATACCTGCATGTTTTAACCCCGTAAAACAAAGAATATCTTATGACATTGACAAGCAAGTTATACGGGATGCTGAGAAATATGCGTCTGCTGAAGAAATGGCTTTGTTGAGTCAGGTTATATCTAAGAAGCCTAAAAAATTACATTTGAAGCTCGGAGCGGCTGTATGAGTAACACAACCTTGATCATCGGCGAGTCGGGCAGCGGTAAATCTACGTCGCTTCGCCATTTAAATCATGAAGAAACGTTTATCATTAATGTGCTAGACAAGCCATTGCCATTCAGGGGCTATAAGTCGCGTTACAAGCCAGTTACTAAAGATAATCCGGATGGCAATTACTATGCAACTGACGATTACAATGTCATTTTAAGGTGCATAAAATCGGTGAATGAGCGCCCTGAATTAAAAGTGCTTGTGATTGACGACTTTCAGTATCTACTGGCCAATGAGTTTATGAGACGGGCCGCTGAAAAGGGGTTTGATAGATTTACGGACATTGCTCAACATGCGTGGCTCGTTATCAAAGAGTTGATTGCTACACGCGAAGACCTGTATTGTTTTGTCTTATCGCACAGCGAATCCGACAACCAGGGGCGAATGCGCTGCAAAACTATAGGTAAAATGCTTGAGGATAAAATCACGCTTGAGGGCATGTTCAGTACTGTATTGTATGCGATGGTTGTTGACAGTGAATTTAAATTTCTCACGCAGAATGACGGCTTTCATATTTCCAAAAGCCCGCTTGGGATGTTTGAGGAAAAGTATATTGACAATGATTTAAGTTTTGTAATTCATAGCATGAAAAACTATTTTAACGAGGAGCAAGAATGAGTTTCTGGGAAAGTAAAAGCGGCCAACCAATCACTGGCTCGCCTGACGCAGCATTTGTCAAGGATTTTGAAATTATTCCAAATAATACCATGGCTTTAGCAAAGATAAAATCGTTTGAAGTTGTGGAAGAGCAAAATCAATACAAAGGGCCACAGAAGTATATCAAAGTAATTTACAAAATAACTGATGGCGACTTTATCAATCGCGAAGTGATTCAGAAGATTAAGCCATTTGATGGCGAGCCTAAGCAGATAGACAGAAATCTAAACATGTTGCGGTTGATAATGGAGCTGTGTAGTTATAAGCCAGAACATAGCAACGAACCAACCAACGCTGACCTCATGCGCATGAATGGCAAAGCGCTTGGAATTAAGATTCGCGAATGGTCTATGCCAAAAAAAGAGGGCGGCCTCATGGAGGGTAATTTTGTATCGGAAGTGCATCCTCCCGCTGGCTTTGTATCACAAACGGGCGTTAGGTCAGAGCGTGTTTATAGCTCACCTGTGGATAGTGCTTTGAATAGAAATTCTCAGGCTAGAGTTGATTCTCTTGAAGAAGATTTGCCATTCTAGATGACTAGATTAACCGACTTACTCAATGCAACGCCATCCACTCGTGACATTGATAAGCGCAATTACATTGGAGCCAGCTCTATTGGCTCCCAATGTGTGCGTGCTTTATGGTATGGGCTGTATAGCCAATATAAGCCTGAATACAGCGCTCAGCTTTTGCGCACATTTGAGGTTGGCAAGCGACTGGAGGCGATGCTTTTAGATTGCTTAGACTTATGTGGATTAGAAATACAGCGCCCTAATAAAGACAACGCCTTTTTGGCTGTAGCTGATAAAGAAGTGTCGTTGTTCCAGGGCCATATGGATGCACTATGGGTAAATGAGGGCATTCTTGAGATTAAGACGGCGCGTGATGCGAGCTTTAGGGTGTTCCAGAAAAAGGGATTGCGACTATGGTATCCGGTTTACTATGCGCAGGTTCAGGCTTACATGGGGATGTCTGGCATAGTTAAAGCGTATGTACTTGCCATTAACAAAGATACATCGGAGGTTCACGATGAATGCGTTACTTATGATGCGGGATATTATGAGACGTTGCGCGCGAAGGCTAAGAAGATTATTGAATTGGATAAGGCGCCTTGTCGCGTGAACGAATCGCCGTTGTATTTTGTGTGTAAGATGTGTGCTTATCGGAAGGTTTGTCACCAGCAATAGTTATGACAATCGCAGCACGGATTAGACGTGCTATCTCGTTGGCTGAAGCAGTCCTGAATGTGGTATGCCAGAGAGGAAGGTAATCAGGGGTTATGGCCTAGCGGTTACCCAACACCGCCGATTGTCACCCAAACCTCACGCCGATAAGAGGCTCGACGGTTAATGTTAACGAATCATGAAGGAGTTGCCAGAATCGTATGTCTGGTTTCTCAAGACTGACTTACTAGCCACCGCTTTAAATATCGAGATCAAAGGCCGTTTGCCAGTACGTTAACTGGTTGCACATGAAACATTTGGAGGTCTGCAATGACTCAAGATGAAGCCCACGAAGCCTATCTAAAAGCCAAAGAGGAATATAAAAATGGATAAAGAAAATTTTGCATTATATCTGGAAGAAACTGCCGCAGAAATACGCGCATTTACAATGACGCCAGCATATCTTGATGACATGTGCGCATCTCTTATTGAAGCTACAAATAAATTCCGGATAGACCAAGAAGAAAATGCGCATTTAAAGCTTGTATGACCAAAACCCTGCGCCCCTACCAACAAGAATGCCTGGACAACCTTCTATCCAGACTAAAGCAAACCACGCGCCCATTATTGGTAAACGCATCAGTGGGCGCAGGCAAGAGCCTAATTATCGCCCAGCTACTTCTTGTTATTGAGCGGTCTAGGTTTCGCGCGCTTTGCCTTACGCTTAATAGCACCCTGATACAACAGAACGCTTCCACGTATAATGCCCAAGGCGGCAATGCAGGCATTTATTGTGCTGGGTTGAATTCCAAGGACACTGAACAAAGCGTTATATTCGCCAGTCCCCAATCCTTGGTACAAGGCATCCGTAACAATGAGAACATCAGCAGGAAGCCATTTAATCTGGTAGTGATTGATGAGGCTCATAATATTAATCCGCATGATAGTAACTCCATGTATATGAGGATACTTAATTATTATGGACAGAAATCACAGGAACAACAAATCAGCTTCAGAATCGTAGGACTTACCGGGACACCGTATAGAGGGAAGGCCACCAGCATTGTCGGGAAAGACCAGCTGTTTCAAGAAGAGGTATGCAATATATCGTCAAGCTGGCTGATATCTAAGGGTTATCTTGTTAAGCCTTATTTTGGCATAACACATGTCGATAGCATCGACTTTAGCGATTGCCGTGTACAAAATACTGGAAAATTTAAACATGACGACCTGGAGCGCGCCATTCATAAAGATGAGCGATTAACCGGTGAAATCATGCGCGAGGTGCGCTCTGTGGTTGAAAGCGGCCGAGAGGGGGCCTTCGTGTTTGCCTCAACACGAAAAC